TCCCCCTTTAATCAGTACCACAGATGCCAGGTCGCGCGTTAGCTAACGAACACTGACTTCATGTGAATACGCGTTGTGTACCGAAGTGAGAAAGATCTAGTATCCCCAGTCGCTTCAGGAACGACTGACCTGCGCGAGAAATCTACATCCTCATCGCAAGGGTTGGCTTTATTGGAGTACCAACGGAGATACCGCGATTCCTCAGGGAACACCTCCAAGCTCGGGTTACGAACTTCGTTTCGGATCCGGCAAACTTTGATTACCTTCCCCTTAGAGGGTGCCAAGGCAGGCATATCAACCTCCTTGTCATCATCCCTTTTCTTTCGCGTCTTATCTGACGGTTTTAACGGCTGTCCGATAGTGACTTCCCGCCCCTTAAGTTTTGAGTAAGGAACAGGGTCGCCAAGGCAACCAAGCCACCCTTCCGGGTAGACTGGCCTAAACCCTAACGCATCATAAGCTATCTTTTCCATCAGATTAGATAGGTGCGGAAGAAGGTGACGCCACGTCTTAGCGGCATCGACCCACCCCACAATACTATCAACGTCCCACTTTCCCTTAGGTAATTGTTTTTTGATCTTCAGCGGCGTAATGTCAACGCCATTAAAGGCGTCTATGCCGCACGACTCGCGGAATGGGCCAGTCCAATAGGACTTATCCCGGTTAAACCGGAACCCATAACGCTCTAGATCTGCCATCACACTTTCGGCGTAGCACGTAGGAACGATGAGGTCGTCCCCATAGGTGAATACCTGTGCGGCGGCTGCTTCAATTACGTCAGATTCAACTCTAACCGCGTCCATACTCACCGCAACACTTGAGGTTGCTAGAGCCCAAAACACGAGACTTTCCAACGGGAAACAAAAACCGTTGCCCATCGGGGCCATTTTGGCCATCTCAAGGACCCTGCCATCAGGAAACTGGCAGTGAGTACTCCGAATACCATCGAGTACTCTGAACATCGTGGACGGTAACAATTGCCCACAGAGTTTTCTAGCGATACGATCACTAGCTTTGCTCATGTCCAAAGTAGCCCTACGCCCTGTCTTACTGGCGTACAGCGCAAGCTTGGCATTGACAGACTGATCGTGAAAATTGAAGTGCCCCTTGGTGAGGGGGTGTTTCTCCAATATGTCGACCATCAACCTGCCAACACCGAGTTGCTGCCACATCAGCTGGACGGCTTCTCCTCCGATGATTCTTGGTCCCGAACTGTTTTTAGAAACAGCGGACACTTTTGACACCCGGCTGATAGGTATTTCACTACCATCCAGGTATTCAATAGGATCGTCGAATGGGAGATTCGCCAGATAATCAAGCGAAGAAATTCCATCCAGTTCTGATACTTCTGTGGGGGCAACGAAGAAAGATTCGTCATAGTATGACGGGAGTAGAGGTCCGAACGCATACTTCTCCCATGGTTTCATCTGGCCAACATTCGTTGAACCAGGGCCATGTCGAGGAACTGCACGCGCCCATTCCACGTCCCGAAAGATATCTGCTATGATGGATTCGGCAACTACAAACACTTTATCTAACGGATCAATTTGCACTGACCCATCTAGACTCACGTCCGTATCAATAACCTCTTGGAAAGCAACGTCAAGCTGCTCTTGCGTGTATGCTACCTCGTATTTGTAAAGGAGGAAACAATACTGCCTAACGGCAAACATTGACACATAACATGGATCCTTCAAAAGGACCCCTGTCTTAGCATCAAACACACGTGAGGTTAACCCGTGTAGAAAAACCGGGAGAGCCACCTTCCGCTTAAAAGCAGGAGGATGCTGGAACGTACCGCCTTTTAGGGATTGAAAGACATATTTCCCAAAAGACGGAAGTGTTTGAGTTAGAAACGGGAGACCTTCATGTCCAAACCGTCTTTCGACGGTCAAGAAATCACGATTAAGAGAGCATTCAGTCAGCTCTTCAAGGTCTGTTGTTAAAGATCGGAAGAGGTCAAGGATGCTTACGCTTTTCATGGTTTCCACCACTCCTTTCCAGGCTTTTCACAATTCCGGATGACTCCGGTAATTGTCCCGACCACGGATCCAAAGTCGCCAATTGCAAGTAGGCTTGCACCTAAAGTTCATCGGCAACGATGGAATCAAGGATGCCAGTCTCGGCGAGCCAGGCTAACATGCCAAGGCTTAATGCGATCAAACGACTTTCGGCGCTTGTATCGTCTGCCCGACACGTTAACGTGATATTGATCTTCTCCAGAGAAACCTCACCATCCACATCGACAGTCTCATCTTCGAGACTTACGATATGGCGTTCGACCCCTTTATTGGCGTCGTGCGTCAGCCGCATGTACGAAATGCCGTCCGTAATGGGCGCCTTTTTCGTGGCGGTGTTCCCCCGTTTGAGATCACCAGCGTAGCGTTTAATCCACGCTGGCTTATATACACGTTCTGCTGCACTTACTGTTACGGACTGTTCTCCTGATGTTCCCATGGTCTAACCTCCGGAATAAAGTTAAGTAACTGCTTTGTTTCGAGCGTACGACCTAGGTAGCAGCAACCAAGGACGCTCCTAATAGGATCTGCATAAACGTTGGTAGTTTAACTACCCAGTCTCGGGCATCTAACGCATCTTCACCTGTCCATCGATAAAAGAATTTCTCCGAATGTAGCGAGCGACTTACATTGTCCCACGGGTCACGGATATGTTTCCTACGCACATAAGAGTGCTTATAGGTAAAACACACATCCAGCAACTCTACCTCACAATCGAAGTTTCCAATACCGGTCAAGATCGGCGAACGTCTGATCTTTTTCGTATTGACAACCCAATCCAGCACGAAACTGAACGGGATCATCTCGTAATAGCTGTCCACAGTCGGCAGCAGACCATTAGTCGCCAAAAACCCAATGAGGCTGTTGTTCTCCACGGTAGCTTGGTTAGGCCATGTATAACGGTATTTAGCCGTCATGCCTACCTTGTGCTTTTCGCGGAGCGTTTCAGCAGTTCTCTTGGGCACGTCTCGAATAGGACACCCGTATTTCGGACAACAGGTCCCTTCACGCCTTTTGGGGCATGAGAGATACTCCTGCTTGTCTTGCAAGTCGGTAAAGGTTGAGTTCTTGGCCGTAGTTGTTAGGTCATGAACCTTTCCGAGTCCTTTCTTGACTTTATCGATGCGATCCTTCCATCCACCGACGGCTTTTTTAAAAGCAGCGGCTTCTGTGAAGGTTGGCTTCACACCGAATGACCAACTAAGCAAGCCGCCGGCAGCCTTTTGTATAAGGTTACCGGCCTTCAAGAAATTGAAGGTTGTGACAATATCTCGAAGTTCTGACACGTAAACGAACATGTCAGGCGCCCCAGTCTTTATACTAGGGAGCTTTGACTCGAAACTTCCCATTACCCGTTGTAACAGGTATGCAGGAATAACGACGTGGTCAGGGCCGTTGAGATCGTTCTGGAATTCATAATCTGGCACACGCTCATAACCAATTGAGCTAGTCGGATACGAAGGACAGACCGGATTAAAGCCGGCGCCATCCCAGCACCTACTACAGGGGGCCAGACCCTTTTGGACTCCAGTAGCGCTCATGATGACTTCAGCAGCGAAACAAGGCTTGTACTGCCACACGCCTATACCGTGTTTTTCATAACGGTCGGCGATGTACTTGTACACTTTCTCCTCATGCCATGCCGGGTGTTGCCCGGTGGGTAAGGGATCGGTGACAGTGTGTGCCGCAGGGGTCTCAAGAGACCCACGCTTGCGATTTATCATGGGCATAGTGGTGAATGTAATGGACATAATGCGTCATGGATCAGGGCTTGCC